TTCACTACCATCAAGAGTAAGCATAGTAATATCAGAACTATTATCTGTACCTTTAAATATAATATCTGAATCATTTGCTGCTGCGTCAATTGTAATGTCTCCTGAAGATGTTGTAAGATTAACTGCTGAATCACCAGCTGTTAAATCATCTGCTGCTGAAGAAACTCCACTTGTAAAATATGTTTTAAATGTTGCAGCACTAGTCATTCTCATTGTGCCAGCATCGTTATGAAGAATACCATCTGCGTCTGCAACTGCTGTAGTACCTCTTGCAGTATCACCATCTATTAAATTAATTTCTGCTGCTGTTGCACTTACGTTAGTTCCACCAATATCTAATGTTGTTACAGAAATTTCTCCTGCAACTGTAACAATTCCATCTGCTAATGTAATTAAATCAGTATCATCAGTATGTCCAATTGTAGCTCCATTAGTAATAACATTATCAACAGTTAAAGTTGTTAAAGTTCCTAATGATGTAATATTTGATTGGGCTGCAGTTGTTACTGTTGCTGCAGTTCCAGAAACATTTCCTGTTACATCACCTGTTAAAGGTCCAGCAAAAGCATCTGCTGTTACTGTTCCATCAAAAAATGCATCTTTAAATTCTAAAGAAGAAGTTCCTAAATCAATATCATTATCTGTTACAGGAGCTAAAGCACCATTAACTAATTTAATTTGATCAGCACCATCAGTTCTAAATAAAATTGTATTATCAGTAGCAAAATCTATATCATTATCTGAATCTCTTCCGACAACTAAACTTGTATTTAATAATGATGATATTGTAGTTTGAGAAGAACCTAAAGCAAAATCTAAAGTATTATCTCCATCTTCAAATGTAACAGTTATGCCTGTTTCAGTATTAGAAGAAACCATTCCTCCAACTGCATCAGTTATAAATTCTGTTAAAGTTGCACCATCAACTGTAATAGCATCAGCTTCTAAAGTTCCATCAATATCTGCATCACCAGAAATATCTAAACTAGTTGCATCTAATTCACCAGCTACTGTTAATACTCCACTAGTAAGTGTTAATAAATCTGTATCAGATGTATGACCTATAGTTGTGCCATTAATATTAATATTATCAATTACAGCTTGAGTAATTGCACTATTTGTTCCAAGTGTTGCTCCATCAATAGATCCAGCATTAATATCAGCTGTATCTGCTACTAAAGCATCTGTTGTAACTGTGCCATCAAAATAACTGTCTTTAAACTCAAGAGATGAAGTTCCTAAATCAATATCATTATCTGTTATAGGTACAATAGCACCATCTTGTATTCTTAATTGTTGTACTGCAGAAGAAGATACTTCTACATAAAATTCTAAATGATTATTAGTTGAATCAACTAATACTTTATTTAAACTATCAGCATCTCTGATAGATCCAACAGGACCACCTTCACCCGCAGTTCCATCATGCGTGTGTCCTGTAGTTGCGTTAAATGCAGCTAATACTTGGTTAAACTCATCATTAGAATGAGCTGCGGTGATAGTATCACCTGTTGTAAAGCTGGATTGTCGAGCTGAATAGCCTGCCATTATCTTCTTCCTCCTGGGGTAAATTCTAATTGAAAGCCTTTAACTGAAAATGAGTCTGCACTATTTTGATCATCGATCTGTAATGCTACTGCAAATCCTGAGCCTTCTACTGATTGTCTTACTAACGGAACACCTGATGCATCATATAGTGAACTACCATATTTTGCTGCTCCATATTGTCCAGCACCACCTACACTAGGTAATGCTATCTTTGACGGTTGTGGTGTATTTTGATCATCATAATCATATCTAAGAGCTAAGTTTGCATCAATAGAAGTTCCTTCTCCTTCATAATTTAAATTAACTCTTTGCATATATTTTCTTAGACCTGGATCTCCCATCACCATATCTGGAGATCTATATACTGCTTGTATTGTTGTTGTAGTTGTACCTGTTGCAAAAGTATTTCCTGTTTCCATTTTATAAATGTAACCATCATATCCACCAAATACTTGTGTTTCAACAGCACTTATAAAATCTGAATCTGTACATGCAGGTTTAATACCAACCATATCTGCATATTCAAATCCTATTGATCCTGTATTAGGATTATTTTTTAATACGCCTATAATTCCTTTTGATGATAATTGACCTGTTGCTGTTACAGGATAAAATAATCTATATTGAGATTTACCTCTAATAACTATAGATGATATTCTATCCAATGTTACTTCATCAATTCTAGATTGTATTTGTCTAGATATAGATCCAAGTTCAACGTCACCAATTCTTGCTGTACCTGCAATAGTCCTTAATCCATCTGGTGCTAAAAATATAACATCACCACCAATCTCTTGAATACTACCACCATCTCTACAGCCAATATTTCTTGTAACTTCTTGTACAGCAAATGATGCACTTGCTGTTCCAGTTAATTTATATATTCTATCTTCACAAAATATAATTAATTCATTTCTAAATACTTTTAATCCTACAACTGCAGAGTCAACTTTAAATGATCCTGCTCCACTACCTGTTGTAAAATTATCTTCTTCAAATGGTACACTAAATATAACTTCTTGTGAATTACTTGCACCAGCATAAAACATATGGTTTTGAAATGCTTTTACAAATTTAGGATTTGTAGGAGCTGTACCACCACCTGTTGCATTTACAACATCAACTGCATAACTTGTATTAATTATTTGTGCAGCTGAGTGTCCTGTTGCAATAATTAATTTATCAGTTCCATCAAAATTAAACTTTTCAAAATCATAAGCTCTAGTTGAAGTTCCAAGTCCTGTAGTCAAAGATGTCCAACTTCCAGATGTTGTTCCTCTATGAATATCACCACCTCTTGCAACAATTATTTGATCATTAAATATAACAGAACAGTCTATTACAAGGCTACTATTACTAGATCCTTCAGGTACAATTGTAGTATTATATCTAGCTGTACCACTAACACGTCTATATCCACCCTTAATATCGGGTTCAAAGTTTTGTAAGATTAATGCTTCACCTGGTTGCATAGAAAACACATCTTTGTTCAATGTTAAACCACCAGCACAACTTACAACAAATGGGGATATTAAATCTGTTGTTGGCATTGTTTATTAATTTCTCTTTTTAGCTAAATTTTCTAATTGTATTAATTCTTTTTTTGTTAAACTTGGTGGTATTAAATTTTTAACAGGATCACCAGATTTATAAGCACTAATATATTTATTAATCTGCCCAATACTCATTTTTTTAGAAAGATCTGCTGTCATTGTATTTAATTTTTCATTAGAACGTTTTTCACCATTCATGTTATCAGTAATGTTCATACCATTCTTTTTTTCTGTTACTTTATCTGTATCTTTTTTAATAGCCATTAGCTAACTCTGCCTCCTATATTTGTTGCAATACTTTCACCAATTACATCAGTTCTCATGTAATCATTTTTAGTTGCATAATCTACTTTTAATAATCTAAGTTTTCTTTGAAAGTCTCTATCAGCTAACTGTGCATGTTGTGGATCTGATCTTAACATGTATGTGTAGTATTTAGCTCTATCTACAATCAAAGTTCTAAATCTGTCAGGTAAACTCATATTATCACCATGAGCAGATAAATCTGTGTGTGTTGTATAATAATCGTAACTTACTGTGTATTCGTTTGTATTTGGTCTTGGGCTTACACCAAATGCAGAATGATCTGGTAAAATATAAACTCTTAATGGCACAGAATAGTTACCTTCGTTATTTGTATCATCAGTTGGTTTATGACTTTGTAAGTAACTATCGTATGTTATGTATGATAATTTTCTAGTTGCAATATCACTTCTAGATATTCTAACATAGTCAACATCTAATTGAACACTAGATGCTTCTAAGTATATATAAGAAGTTTGTGCTGTTGCAGTAAATGTTGTTTGTAATATATCACCTTCTCTAAAATTAGTTACTGCTTTTGTTGTATTTAAATTTTGTGTTCCACCTGCAGATGTTCCAACTCTTACAATTAATGCAGTGCTAGAACTATTTGGACTTAAAACTCTAACTTGTAGTCTATAAGTTTTATTTACTGTGGTATTAATAGCTTGATAAGCTGCTGCACTATTTAAATTTAATCTGCCATTACCACTTGATGTATATGATGGTGATCCATCTCCAGTTGTCCAACTATTTATATTAGATGTAAACTCACCATTAGTTACTAATTCTTTTGGTCTTAATGAAAATGAATCCATATCTGCTTTTCTAAAGTCAGCAGGAAAATCATACTCATTATCACCAATAGTTAAATCTTGTGTAGTTCTTGAATATAATAATGGTATCTCACCTGTTTCATTATAAATATCATGAATACCTTTATTAATAAAATCTTTTATTGCAGTTTGTATACCTCGACTTGAACTAAACGTACTAGAGGTTAACTCTGTTTCGTTTAATTCTCTAAGTACACTATTTGTCAGTGTTAGGTAAGTTGTTGCCATTTTCTAGTAAGTTTAAAATTTTGTTTAATTTTTCTTCTTGATTATCAAGTCTTTTTTCTAATTTAATAACCCTCATAGTATTATCAACTGGACCTAAATGTATAATCCTTTGTCCTGTACTAGCTTTAGTTTTTTTTGTTAAATCGTAAGTAGTCATAAATCTCCTAAATATTACAAGGGGTAATATGATAAGGGGGACATGTAGCCCCCCTTAAAATTATACAGATTACACTGCTGTGTCGTGTTGAGTGTCTGTATTTCTGTCGGTTTCGTCAATACCTGCTACATCACAAAGTACAGCGA